GTATATGAAACTATTTATAAATAATAACTGAACACAATTGTATATATCCAAATGGAGCTAGTATGAAACAACAAGTACAATTTGATGATGTAAAAGGTGAAGCCATTCTCAAAGCAGAAATGGCAAAAATAGCATACGAAGATGGTCCTACTGCAAAAAAACATTTTAAAGCATTAGGCTATACCGGTCATAAGTTTATTGACCACGACGGTGCACAAGCACACTGCGTATGGAACAAAGAAGAATTTGTTTTATGCTGTAGAGGAACTGAACCAACAGAACTTAACGATCTTAAAGCAGACTTGAATATTTGGCCTGATAAAGCTCAAGTTGGTGGATGGGTACACAATGGATTCCAAACAGAAATCGATGATATTTGGAAAGATATAATTAAAGTATTCTCAAAGCACGTTGATAAGAGGATTAGTATATGTGGGCATTCATTAGGCGGAGCCATGGCAACAATTGCTGGTTCTCGATTAATACAATACAAGCCTATTCTATATACCTTCGGATCACCAAGAGTTGGTAACTCAACGTTTGTGAAAGAATGCGAAGATTTAGAACATTATCGTTTCGTAAATAATAACGATCTTGTAACTGTTATACCACCTTGGTTTATGGGATACCGTCATCATGGGCAAGTTATGTATTTTAACTATAATGGTATCATTAAGAACCTTGCTTGGTGGAGAAAACTGAAAGACAAATTAAGAGGTATCGTTACTTCGTGGATAAAGTTGAAGCCTTTTGACGGACTTACTGACCACTCAATGGATAACTATACAAAATATACTAAGGATAACTAATGGACATATTAGAGAGACTAACCGACGATACACTATGGATCTATACAGCAATCCTTGGGTCAATCACTGGTGCCGCATTCCTATTTTGGTTTAAAGATACAAGAGCTGCTCAATGGGGAGTTGCCAAGTTTGATTCCTTTTTAGAGATGCTAGCAATTCGCTGGGGTTGGACTTGGTTACAAACAGATCCTGAGTTATGGAGAAAGAAATATCCTAAGGTTGTTTCAAAGATTGATGAACTCGAACAAAGAATCCAATTCCTCGAGATAGATTCCCATCCGCCTATTGAAGCAGGCGGCGCAACTGAACTCAAGGAATTAATCACTGGTATCAGTAAAAGACTTGATACAATTGAAAAGAAACGGAAGTGAACTTAACTGATGCAGCAATATCTCAAGCGACTAAGAAAGCAGCGGCAGATGGCAAAAAATATATTAGAATTGGTATTAAGCCTAGTGGCTGTAATGGTTACGAGTATCTGTTTGATTGGACTGACGCACTTAGTAACGATGATACTATAATATCCTACGGGAAATTTAAAATCGTTATTGATTCAGAAAGCAAGCCTTACTTTGAAAACGCTACGATAGATTTTGTGAAGGAAGGTTTTAGCGAACAGTTTAAAATCATTAATCCGCTCGAGGAAACTCAATGCGGTTGTGGTGTATCTGTTGGTTTTAAGTAAAATGGCGAGAGTTAAAAACTACGGATATTATATATTCCGTAAATACGGATACCGAAACTCCAGAATAGGAACTAAGGTAGACATATATGTATAAACAACAATAAAAAGGAGGTGATCAAGTGGATTTTATTAAAGCAAGATTGAAAGAAAGGACTTCATTAGATGGAGCGGTTGCTATTGGCGGAGGTATTGTTATGATATTAATACCAACGTCTTTAATTGGCTGGGGTCTTATTGCGTACGGTGCATGGACTATATGGAAGAAGGAAGACTAATGAGTGTAGAACTAGAAAATAAAACTCATCCAGCCGATACTAATGGCGATGGCAAAGTATCAAAAGAAGAACAGGATATGTATCTAGAGTTTAAAAGAAAAGAACTCGACGATGCAGATGCAATGCGAGATGCACAACGTAAGATGACATGGTTTGCATTAGCTGGATTATTACTATATCCATTCGCAGTAGTACTTGCGTCATTAGCCGGATTGAATGAGGCACAAGCAACTCTTGGCTCAATGGCACCAACATATTTTGTTGCTGTTGCTGGTATTGTTGCCGCGTTCTTTGGCGCTCAAGCTTATTCAAAGAAATAAAAAAGGGGCGCAATGCCCCTTCTCTTACCGTAATGGGATATTAGAATCCATCACCGATTTTGCTGCTATCTCCCAACCAGGGATTTAGTATAGTTACAGTTGTGGTGTCATTATAATCGCCATTCTTGAAATCTCTAATTGAAACTTCTTTATGGTGGTTACCATTTACCATACTGTAGTTAGTAATTTCTTTGCGAAATACTCCGTCCATTTTATCCAACACAGTCTTAAATGGACCTGTTGAATTTGCAGTGTACGGTTCTGCTTCTGCTTTGGCCATTCTATCTAAGAGTGCCACTTTAGCTGGTGTTTTGATTTCAATTTTTTGCTTCATAATATTATTCCTGTTATGATGGATCTGGATCCAGTTCTTCTTCACTACTAACAATTTCTGTTTGTACGTGTTTTGTTAATTTTAAGCTTGAATTGCCAAGCGTATGTTCTATAACTGCGGTTGCTACGACGACAGTATTATTTGCGGAATCTGTAAGGAGAGATTCTGGAATGATAGTATTATTTGCAGAACCTTCGATAACGGTTCCTGCGAGAGCAATTCCTTCGCCTCTAGCAAATCGAGCATTTTGAATCCACTCTGGATTGTTTTCTACTACGTCGTCATATACTGTTTTAATATGATCGTGAAATGCTGTACCTGGCCCTTGCGTTTGAAAGTCCCAAGTAACAAAATTTACTTCATCCCAAAATGTTTCTCTTGCCGTATGATATACATCAGAGTACATAAAAGATTTGCTGCCTGCCTGATTTCTACCTATTAGTAACATGTGGCCTTCGAAATGAGTTCCATTTACAAAACCGCTAGAAATCGTTAATGCGTATCCATCTTCAGAACATACAAAGACAACTCCGTTCGCAATATTAATGAATTCCTGAAAGCATGTTTTAATATAAACTCTCTTTTCTTCGTTAGTACCTGTTACTACAGGAGTTATTTCCCAAGGATACGAACCCGCGTTCATATTATCAATACAGTCGTTAAACATACGATCAAACTCTATGTCGTTGATCTCTGTTATCATATCATATCTAATTGTCATTATATAATCCTATTATGTCCATCTTCCTGAAGTGTTACCGGCGCCATTCATCATCTGAGCCGCTGTTATGGTTTTAAGCCACAGCGTGGATCCGCTATATGATCTAGTAAAAGAGCCGGAGGTATGAGTGGTCCCGCCGACTCTTACACTATTAAACCAATTAGCAGCCCTGTTGCCTTGGAATCGTACTATTAGAAGACGCCCAACGCTTCCTTTAACAACAAAATAAGAGGTGTAAATAGCTAAGCATTGCACGCCACGCCAATACTCGGCACCGGATATACTTCCATAGTTGCCGCCCACGCGACTATAACCATAGTTGGTGCCAGAAGATCCCTCATCAATAACGAAATTGGCATTACTTGCACCATACCATTCATTAAACCCCATGCTTGCGCCAGAGCCTTTGCCGATCAGAGCTCGGACATCTGCATCGTTAATACCTACGCTGCCACCGCTTGGGCCGCCAGCTTCACGATGTATAGCGTTTAGATCTATTGCCCCGGATGTTGGTAATGCCATTATACTTTCCTTTTGTTAATAAACTATTTATCAGTCTACTAACAGCTGGATGATACCATTATTCCAGTTTTCACAAACGTCATTTACATACGCTATATTTTTACCAGGAAGTTTCCTTGATTCTACAACCTGTCCATCTTCTATTAGGTCAACTACATACATTGTATCAGGTCCGCTACTTTCATTAGTAACTCCTGCAGCCGGCACTTTTCTAACACTTGTTTCTCTACTCATTTTCCTCTATCTCCAAATCGCTTTCGCGAATTATAATACCATGCTCAGATGTTCCGATTACGGGATCGCTTTCGAACGCGCCTAACACTACGATTCCGAATATGACTACCCAGAACGCAACTCCTACATACACAATTGCCATTATAGACCATTCTTGAAGTTGGTCTAAAATTTTATCAATCATGATTCTAACACAGGTATCTCTACCTTTCGTTTTACTAACTCTTTACGAACTTTTTGGCGCATCTTAGGTTCAGTACGTGTCGCCGTATATACATCCAACAATTCTTTTAAAGGTGTTGATTTCATATAAAAGTTTAGAGTAGTTTTTTTGCCTGTGGCTCGATCTACGGTGACTTGAGTTTCTTTAAATTTAATTGGCATAATCCATATTCCCTACGTGTTGGATGATTCTATCAGCATCAGGATCTCTAAGAAATCCATAGATTCCTGGGTCTCCCTTCTTAGGTGAATAATCTTCCAATATTGTTAATAAATCATAATCAGTAGTGTCTGTGAACTCACCATCTTTATTTATGATCGCTAATTCCCACAGACCTCTTTTGTATCCGTAAGAACCTGTAAACTTAACTAACGAAATTGTATATCCGTTATCAAAGTTAAATTCTTTTCTCTCGCCGTCATGGTGAGGTTTGCTTTCTGGCCATTTAGGCATATACATTTACCTTTACCTTTGTTTGATGTTGGACATCAAGCTGTTGTTGATACATTGCCTAATGCCCATCCGATTACAGTGTCTAAACGAAAACTTCTCCAAGCTTCCTTATCAATTGCCCAAGCCGCGAAGTGTTCTGTATCTAAATCAATATCCTTCACCATTGGTTTAACACCAGCATCGACCAATGTTTGTTCATTGATAGTGCAAGGCATAATACGAATCTCCTCCGAACCAATCTTTTTAAATGTAACTGTTACTACACCTTCTTTAAGAGCTGCAAGTAGAGTAGCTTTTTCTGTTGTTTCCATAATATATATTCCTAGTTTGATTTTCAATTGTCTATTATAACAAACTTCTTATCACTTGTCAATAGTTTCTTTAACAGTGGCGCGGCTGATAGGAGTCGAACCTATGACCTTCGGTTTCGTAGACCGATATTCTATCCAGCTGAACTACAGCCGCTTGCCTTAAAATATAGATGACCAATAAGCCATCCAATAACTTCCATGTAATTTAACAATACCAACACATAGCATTGTAAATCCAACTCCATTTAATAGTACCAATGCACGGTCTTCCCATAATAAAGATACCCATAACCATAATGCAATACCGGTTGCACTAAAATATAAATCAAGTAAATGGTAGTCTTGACCTGCTGAACGGAATATGATTGCCGATAGAACAAGGACAGATGCTGCCCATTTAACATACCAATCTAATTTTCTTTCACCTCTATCAGAACGAATCATATTAACCTATTACCGTTTCCGTTAGAATGTTAGCAGTAGGGAAATCAACAACATAATCATCAATTCTTTTAATGTAAGTTCTTTCCTCGTGGTGATCGCCGCTAGGCATAACATGTTCTTCGCCAACTACTTCTAATGTTCTATCGGCATCTGTTTCGTGTGTGTAAGTTATTCTCTTTTTCATAGTTGTTTTAAAACCTCCCAGGTTTCTTTGTAAGATTCAACGGGATATGCTGTTCCCATTTTACCAATTGTTATTGTAGTAGCAAGAGGGTAATCATTGCCACCGTACTCCATATTATCTCCATAGAAATGAATATGGTCGTATTGTTTATTTAGGATATCTGCGACTTGAGACTTATTATTTGATCTCGGAGCAACATCAATACTAATCTGTCCACCAACTGAAGCTAATAGCTTTGGGTATTCGTGGTTGATCTGTTCACAAAGTAAAGCGCGTTCGTGGTATTTCTGATCCCATTTGTAATACTCTTCTCTCTGTTCTAATGTTGCACCACGTCCTACTGTAGAAAAGTTTAACATCCCGGTTCTTTCTTCAATATGAGAACCTGTCTTAATTGGATATCTGCTTGATACTACAATGTTCTTAAGAAACTTTGTAAACTCGTAATCAGCTTTAAAGTCATTCTTTGGACCACGGCTTGATCCTTCCCAGAATTCGTTACCGTTACATTGCCATACTCCTTTACAAGCCTCGTAAAGTTCAAAGCCTAATTGTTCAAAGGTCTTAAGACGATCGGATCCTGTAACAAGGAATACATCATTGCTCTCTATGAATTTCAACATAAACGATTTGAACTCTGAATCTATTTTCTTTCTTGGTTCTGTTAACGTACCATCTACGTCAAATACAAATACTTCTTTCATTGAATATACTCCGTTAAGCTTAATAGAACCGCAGTTCCTGTAATTGCACTGCCAATCATAATTGCTTTATCATTCCAAACATGACCAACCCAAGTCCATGCAATTGAACTCAAAGCATATGCAATTTTACCCATAAAAATAAAACCTGCGCTTTGAGTAAATACTCCAAACACGGCAAGTGATGTAGCAATCCATTTAACATAACTATCAATAGTACCTGTAGGTGTAGCCGGACTAAGATCTTCAACCTGTACTTGAAGTTCTTCCATCTCTTGTCTCAATCGAGCCTTTTCAGCAGATAGCTCCATCGCAAGACGGCCGGTCTTAGACATAGCACTATCTTTGTACTGTTCCTTTATGTCTGCCTTAATTTGTTTTGTTAAATCATCGTTCATTTTACATTGCTTACGATAAGTAATCCTCAAGCTTTGGTTTCTCTGTTGAACTGAATATGTAATCGGCATAATCTTTATACATTTTGGTATATAAAGGCGATTTGTGTTGGTGGAGAAGCTGCGATTCTTTTGAACCTTTTGTCCAGGCTCTATGATCGTCAGAATAGTTGTATGTCCAATCGTGGTCAGTTAACAGTTTAAAAAATTCTACAGTATCCATTACTTACTCCTTAACATGCCTTTTATATTTGTCGTATCCACGTGCTGCCGCTTTCTTACGGTCCACATGTGTGGCTGGTTTATTGAACTTGTTACAGTTCTTCGCAACTGGATTTGACTTTATCTTTTCCATTTCTCCTAAACCTTTTATTATACTTTTTCTTAATTGACTTCGCAACACCTGAACGAGTTAGATATACATACCACTTTCTGGCGCTAGTTAAGGCATCGTATTCATCTCCGCCTTTTAACGGTATTCTTTCTTTCTTTGACATTGCACTAATCCTTTTTGACTATTTATTCGTTAATTGGTCGACCCACCAGGAATCGAACCTGGAACCTACAGCTTAGAAGGCTGTTGCTCTATCCTATTGAGCTATGGGCCGTTCATTTCCAATTAACCAACCTCAAACTCTGTAATGTATTGGACCATTAATTTTTTCTGTAACTTTCGAGCTTCCTTCTCCCAGGGCTGCTCCCAATATTTTGTAGAGGAATGATCCTTGCCTTTCCAATACTGTAAATTATCACTAAGTTCACCTCGAGCAAACTGTTTCACGTGAACTAACTCATGTGCTAGAGTCGACATCCAATTCCCATATAACGCGATGTCTATAATAAAATTTCTCGAATCCACGGACTCACAAAGTCCTTCACTGTGGGAGTTGTCTAAAAAGAGCTTGTGATGTAACTTAATTTGAATAGTGGTACGGAGTCGATTGATCTTAAGTTGTTTAGCAAAGTAATCAACTGCCATCATTGCCGAAGCCTGTAGATTCAAATTTAGTCGGCCGTCACGTGGACCCGAGAAAAAAACTTTCATAGTAATAACCTATGTTAGTGAGACGATAACTATAATCATTAGAATTAATAACAACCAAACGTAGTTCCAAATAAATTCTAACGTTCCTAATAAAAATTTAACAGCTGCAAAAAATATCACGACCATTACGAATAAGTAAAATAGAGCTGCTAGTTCCACTCAGGAAAATTCCCACCTTCATCATAAGAAGGTTTCAAGTTAAGTTCTGAACTAGCATCAAACTTATCATCTGAATACAATGAAAACCCATCACGTAGCTTAGCCAACTTAGCAACCGCACGTTCGTTCTTTGCTATTTCTTTACGTTCTTTTGTAGCTTCTACCTTGTCGTACTGCTTCTTCATTTTGGTCAATTCTTTCATGACCTTTTCGTATGATGTTAATTTTTTCATCTACACAGTCTCCATCATATTATCAAAGTATTGTTGGACATAAGCAGCAACGATCACACGATCACCACCAATATGCCATCTGTAATCAGTTTGAGTTTCAGCAGTAAAACCACCGTCGTAGTCTTTCCAATTATAAATGGTTAATGGAGAGATTGAATTGAAGTCGTAATCTTCTACTTGAAGTTCCCACTCAATGTCGACCTTGCCATCACCAGATGTTTCTGTTGATTGAGGTTTTCCGAAGACTTCTACCAAATCTGCATAGCTTGCAGTGATATAGCCTTGAAGACTTGTTGATACCCAGTTTGATCTAGGCTTGATTTTATAATTCTCTGAATTCATAACAACTCCCATTGTTTTAATTTATACAACCATTATACCATAGTTTCTTTATGATGTCAATAGTTATTTTAGATTAATTTCATTTATTTCATTTTCGTGCTCAACCTGAGTTAAGATATCTTCGTCTGTTCGGCCTTGTTCATCAGCAAGGTCAATTGCGATGATTTCGTTAACTGCGTCTACTGCGTCTATCCACCGAGTCATGCGATTTGACGGTCTTATTCTTAAATCCACGATCTGTTCCTTTTATCAATTTATAGTACTATTATATACAGTATCATAAAGAAAGTCAATAGATATCTTACTTATTGTTAGAACAAAAAAGAATATCCATATAACCTAATAATATATTAGACTCCGCAGGTCATATGTTCGTATGCGTCAGGACAGATATTGACATTGTCTCCACAACCGCAGAGTTGATCCTCTTCAATTGATGGTGCTCCAACCATATCCCTAATTTGCGATTCAGTATACCTTTGTTTGCCACCTACGGTGGATTGCTTCGCAAGCAATGTTATTTGTTCATTTGTTAATCCCATAATTTTCTCCTTTATCTATTTGTGTTTTCGATTTGATAAATCTATTATAACTGGTTAGACTGCAGATGTCAATGGTTTTCTGAAATTATTTTCAGGAAACGACTCCTTATACAATATATAGATGGTTGAGGTACCACGAAAATAATGGTTGACATTCACAAAGAACTATTGTATAATGGTATCATAACGAATTGATTGAGAAGGTTATAGCCTTGAGATTAAATTTAAATAACCATTGACATCGACAGCAAACTGTGTTATAATGGTTGCTAATATGGAGAACAATGATTTGACTAAACAAAATGAACAGTTCAGAATTCTTACTGCTCGACAGCATGTTCGAGAAAGGATTGGTATGTACATGGGTTCAAGTTCTAAGGAAGAGATCGAAAGATTCGTTCTTGGAGAATGGACTAAAGCAACATACGTTCCTGCACTATCAAAAATGGTTGACGAAATTCTCGACAACTCAATTGATGAAGCAATCCGTACTAACTTCAAGTTTGCTAACAAGATTAATGTATCTATTAATAGCAACGAAATTACCGTCACTGATAACGGTCGAGGTATTCCTCAAGATAAGATCTTTGACGAAGCAATGCAAACTAATATATTACGACCTGTAGCTGCTTGGACAAAAGTTAATGCAGGCACATCGTTTGATGATGAACGTGTTACGATCGGTACTAACGGCGTCGGTTCAGCTGCAACCAATTTCTTATCTAAATCATTCACAGGTAAAACATGGTCTAATAAAAAGTCAATACAACTTGACTGTAGAGACGGTGCTGATACAATGAAAGTTAAGACAGGATCTAAAGTAGGTAATGGTACTGAGGTATCCTTTATACCAGACTTTGACTTGTTTGAAGTAGATTCATTGGACCAACTTGATACGATCACATTAATTGAAGATCGTCTTATCAGTTTACAGATGGCATTTCCTGAGATACAGTTTTCCTTTAATAAAAAGAAGGTTGCTATTAATGATTTCAAAAAGTACGTTGCTATGTTCTCTGACATATCCATTATGGAAAAGACAAACAATCTGTCTTACTTCATTGCTCCTTCGGAAGATGGGTTCAGAACTAACAGTTACATTAATGGAGTAAACACCAGACAGGGTGGTACTTATGTTGATTACTTTATGAATCAGATTATTGATACGTTAACCGTAAAGATTAAAAGACGTCATAAGGTTGAAGTATTAAAGACTACGATTAAGAGTGGTATTACATTTGTTATGTTTGCTAGGAACTTTGTTAATCCTAAGTTCGATTCTCAAACAAAAGAACGTCTAACGAATCCTTTTGGTAATGTAAAGGAACACCTAGATATCTGTAGAGTTCGTGATGCTGAATGGCTTGCTAACAAGATTCTAAACACTCCTGAAATTATTGACCCAATTATCGAGGCTCAGTTAGCTAAGAAGGCAGCCGCGGATAAAAGAGCTGCTACATTGGCTCAAAAGAAACTTCGTAAGGTAAAGGTTGCTAAACATATATCTGCTAATAAAGATAATGCTACGTTAAAAATTGTGGAAGGAGATTCTGCAATGGGATTCCTATTAAAGGTTAGAGATCCTGATACTGTTGGAGCTTTTCCATTACGTGGTGTCATTATGAATACTTGGGATATGAAACCTGCAGAAGTATTAAAGAACAAAGAACTATCGGAATTAGTAGCGGTTCTAGGACTAGACATCAACGATAAAGACAGTGTGGACAATATGACATACAAATATATTGCTACCTTAACAGATGCTGACCATGACGGTATAGGACATATATCACCATTGTTAATTGCGTTCTTTTACAAATTTTGGCCTCGACTGTTATTAGAGAATCGTGTTCAAATTACAAGAACACCAATTATGATCTCCACATTTAAGGATAGAGTTGAGTGGTTCTATACTTACGAAGAAGCATCTGAGTTCAAGCAAAAAAATTCAAATTGGAAACATCGTTACATTAAAGGCTTGGGCAGCCTTCAAGAAGACGAATATCATGTTATTATTAACAAACCAATATATGACACGGTTACAGTTGATGATGCTTCTGTATTTCAGATGATGTTCGGAAAAGATTCAAGTTTAAGAAAGGAGTATATGTTCGCATGAATTTAGAAATGTTTACTGAAGAGCTGAAAGGCAATAACTATCCAATCTCAAAGGTTGCTGCTAACGAATGGAAAGCATTCGCAATGTATACTGTTGAGAGTCGAGCAATTCCTAATATGATTGATGGTCTAAAACCAGTTCAAAGGTTCTACCTCTATTCATCGTTAGTTAATAGCAAGAAGGATTTTAAAAAGGTATCGGCTGTCTCAGGTATTATATCTGACTACGGTTATAACCACGGAGAATCTTCTGCTGCTGGTGCAGGTCAATTAATGGCAGCCACTTGGAATAACAACATATGTCTTATTGAAGGTAGAGGATCGTTTGGTACTCGGCTTGTTCAAGAAGCTGGTGCTGCTCGTTATGTCTACTCAAGAGTTCACGATAATTTCAGTAAGTACGTTAAAGATATTGATCTGAGTCCTATTCACGAAGATCCTGAACACGAACCGCCTTCATTCTATTTACCAATCATCCCTATGGTACTTGTAAATGGAACCAAAGGTATTGCTACAGGATTCGCAACAAACATCCTTCCACATAACCCTAGTGATCTAAAGAAGGCCTGTTTACAATACATTAAGAATGGTAAAATACAAACATCATTAGGAATTAAGTTTCCTGATTATACTGGTGAGGTTGAACAAAGCGAAGAAGACCCAACCAAATACGTTTCGTATGGTACCTTTAAACGTTCTGGTAAAACTGCGGTATCTATTACAGAAGTACCATACGGTTTTGACCGAGAAGGATATGTAAAGGTTCTCGATAAGTTAGAAGAAGAAGGTGATATCGTATCTTACGAAGACAAATGTAATAAAGATGGATTCCACTTTGAGGTTAAACTCAAACAATCTTCGGTTAAATGGAACGATTCTAAGCTCATTGCCAAATTCAAGCTAAGTAAGCCATTCTCTCAAAACCTAACAGTTATTGATTTTGATGGCAAACTCCGCGAATACTCGTCCGCTAAACAACTTGTAAAGGACTTTTGTGACTACCGCAATGGTATCCTGCAGCAGAGAATTGACGCCAGAGTAAATGAATTCACAGAACAAGTTCGATGGCTTAATGTCAAAATGGAGTTCGTTCAAGCAAATGTTGATGATCGTATTGTGTTTAAGAATAATAATAAAGCACAGGTCGTTAAACAAATAATGCAAGAGACATCGGCACTAGGAGGTGATACAAACCGATTGCTCGCATTAAGTTTCTTAAATTGTACAAAAGAGGAAATTGTAAACCTTAAGAAACAGATTGCTGACGCTACTGAGACATTAAGCTTCTGGCATACAACCTCACCACAAGAACAATTCATAACAGACTTGGAGAACATATAATGGGATGGAAAAGTAATACAACTCAATTAGAAATTGATACATCAGCGTACATATGCGAGAGAGGTGTTGAAGTTTCTGTCTATATTGGCGCAGACACATGTGAACCTTCTATTGAAACAGTCTTTGATTTTGAAAATTTGATTGAGAACCACTTTGAAAGTTATACAATAGGTGATATGATTCGACCTATAGATATTCCTGATGCAGAACTTTTAGTTATTAAACTCGAGCAGATGGCAAAGTATGCACGTAACATGCTTCAAGATTATGCAGCACAAGGAGAAGAAGATGAAAAGCTTCGAGGTGAAACAGATACTACTCCTGATACAAAGTATTTCACGTAGGGATAAATAATAATGAACAAACTTAAATTGATTTGGAAATACTCACTAGGTGGTTTCTCTGATGATAAGACCGAACCTTATGACGACTATGTTGTGTTGCTAAGGACGATTATTGTTGGTGTAAACTTTTTAACGTGTTTCTTTATTATGGCAAATACGATAAGGCATTGGTGATGAGCAGAAAAGAAGATTACGAAAGAATGGATACTAACAAGTATCTTAACTTGAATTTAAAAACAGACGGGTTACCTTTACCGGATATTAACGCGCAATTTATTGAATTCTTTCACAGAATGGATTACAAGTGGTGGAGAGATGTTGAAGAAGGTGATGTTGTTGTTGATATTGGTGCCTGTGTTGGGTTCTTTGTCTGCCATGCTCTTGATCGTAAAGCTTCTCGTGTATTTGCTATCGAGCCTTCTAGGCCTCATCTCAAAACTCTTATCCAAAATATTTCGGATCATTATATTGACAATAGTACTACTCCTGTCATTCCTATCGAAGCAGGAATAGGATCAACGTCAAACCATTTTAATAATGTCTTTTCAGAATATTCAGATTTTAAAAGAATGTCTTTTCTCGATCTTGTAGTTGATTATAATATACCAAAAATTGATTACCTCAAAATTGATTGCGAAGGTGGAGAGTATGGTATATTTACTGACATCAATATGGAATATCTAAAAACAAATGTTAAGCACATGGCCGTAGAGTTTCACTTAAGCTGTTATGGCGGAGCTGCAAAACAATGGATAAAGATAAGAGATTCATTATTGCCTCAATTCAAAAAAGTACGATGGATGGATACGAAGCATCAGGCTTTAGCACACAACGACCAATGGTTAAACGAAGGTGATTGGTCTAAGTGTTGTGCATTCATGGTATATATCACTAACGAATAATTCTTACCGACTCAATTCTAATAAATAGAAATATACAAACAGGATTGAGTCGATGCCAGAAATTATTAACAATTACTTATCTCCAACTAATTTTACGATTAGTATAGAGAAACTCCCGAACGTAGAATTCTTTACACAGAAGCTGCAAATTCCAGATGTCACTGCAACTGCCACATCGTTAGGTACTCCTTTATCAACCCTATACGAATATGGGGATCGTATTGAGTACGGTGAAATGACGACTACAATGATCCTCGATGAGAATATGAATAACTATAAAGAAATTCTCAATTGGATGGAAGGCTATGCAGCTCCTGAAAGATCAACACAAAACAAAATATACACCGCAACTGGTCATGAGTCCGATATCATTGCGACCATTACCAACTCTCACAAAAATCCAAACATAAGATTCGTATTTAAGAATTGCTTCCCAACCGCTTTGGGTGGTGTTTCTCTTGATGTTAATGTTACTGATGTGGCATATGCAACAACGACAGTTACCTGGAGATACGATACCTTTACGATGGAACAACTATAAGATAAACCTTTTATTATGAATTATGATTTTATTGAAGTGGGTACATCTGATTTTGATACCCTTATACAAGACGCAACTGATAATTGTATTGGTCTGTGCATTGAACCAATCAAGTTCTATTTAGATCGACTACCAAACAAACCAAACGTTAAGAAAATCAATTCTGCGATTTCTTTTGATGGAAAGGTAGGTCGTGATAAGGTTTATTATATTCCTCTTGAGACAATTCAGAAACACGATATGCCTCTTTGGATTCGTGGCTGCAATTCAATGGGTGACTATCACTATCAACACAAAAAGAATAATCTTCAATCAGTTGTAGAAACAGTTGATGTTGATACAATACCTTTAGGTGATATCTTTGATCAGCACGACGTTGATACACTTACTATATTAAAGATAGATACAGAAGGCGGAGATTGTTTTATATTAAATTCCTTTCTTCCTTTTCTTGAATCCAATGAGAAAGAACGTTGGCCTTCATGGATTGAATTTGAAACAAACATCTTAACACCAAAAGAGACGGTAGACGATACAATTCGTAAATACTGTGATCTTGGTTATACAGTGGCAAGACGTGGGGTTGGAGAACAGAATTCAATCTTAAAAAGCCCTTTATGTAAATAACCATTGACATTCACAATGAAACCTGTTATAATTGTAATGAATTTAAAGTTTATGGAATAGATTATGGATACAAATGATATATCAGTAATATGGGCAGCTGATTCACCAATAGACGAAACAAACCTCTTAGGTGAAAGTAAAAGAATCCCGTCGTTACACAGTAAGTACTATAACCTTTATTATAGAGAAGTCTTGCGTGTTAAAAAGTTAAAGGCCGAATATAAAGAATTGGAAATGGACAAACGTAATTGGTACGATGGTTCTATGGCTGAAGAAGATCTGAGAGAAAAAGGATGGAAGCCGTTTCAAAGAAAGGTAATAAGAAACGATTTGGATAAACATATTCAAGCAGATAAGGATGTTATTAAATTAAGTCTTACGATTGATTTCCATACTGCCAACGCAAACTACCTCGAAGATATTATTAAAACAATACATAGCAGAAACTTCGTCGTTAAGAATATGATTGATATATTGAAGTTTCAGTCAGGAGATTATTAATGGATTGGTTAACAAAGTTTTGGAGAAAGCCTGAAGTTCAGCAACAGGAAACTCTTGTCATAGACATGATGAAGGACGATGTCGACCCCCAAGAACTAACAATTGAAAACGCATATAAGACAAGATGGATTTGGTACCATACAATATTAGCAATAGGTATCTTTTTCACTAATGTATTATTAATCGCAATACTTTTATTATTAGCAATTAAATTGTGAAGATGCATACATTAACAGATGGTAGAATCATTAGTGATAACAAAGCGCGGTTTATTATCTACGAAGCCTTTAATCATATTAAGGTTATAGAAGGTTTGCCGATACGAAATAAAGTAAGAGCATTCGAAGAAATAAAAGGAATGATTCCAGGTTGGCATGTTGTTGGTATAACAAAAGATGCATTGGAAGTATTCAGAAAATTAAATTACAAACGTCCTCCGGGTCGTGGCGAAGATGGTGTAAATAGATCTCATCAATATTCTAGATCAGCAACATATAAAAGTATGTTTGAAAAGTACGATTGGTCTTTTAAAGAATTTTGGGATTTTATTGATGAAAGAGATAATACTGTATTAGCAACGACAAAAGAAAACTACTCTAAAGGCAAAGAGCTCTCAGCTTACGATGTACCAGAAGGTTTATTCGAATCTTACGGTTTTGCTTATAGAGTTAACGAAAGGGAAATCCAATTTCTTAAAAGCTTATGAGTGAAAGAATAGAAGTAGAATTAATTGATTCAGTATATATGCGCATTAAAGCGGATGCTGGATTAAAAACAGAGTTGTCTGATTTCTTTGCGTTTAAACCAGAAGGTTATCAGTTCAGCCCAAAATATAAAGCAAGAGTATGGGATGGGACCATTCGGTTGTTTCAAGCAATGCGTCCTGTATTATACGTCGGCCTATATCCGCATCTAAAAAAGTTTTGTGAACAAAGAGATTATGTTTTAGAAGCACCAGCGTCAATAGCAGAACAGGAGAATATCGAAGATGGCTACGTTGAAGAGTTGGCTGAAGAAATTAATTGTAAGTTTAAACCAAGAGACTACCAAATCGAGTATATCAATAACGCTCTGCGTAACCGTAGATCTTTATCTCTATCACCGACATCATCTGGTAAGTCTTTAATTATTTACCTGATACAACAACATTACTATCGAGCACTTGGTTTAAGAACGTTAATTATTGTTCCTACTATATCTTTAGTACATCAGATGTCTGGCGACTTTGTTGATTACGGTTGTGATGAAAACGATATCTATAAAATACAAGGTGGTGTTGATAAGAATACGAAAGCAGCTATTGTTATATCCACATGGCAATCTTTAGTGAAACAAGATAAGGATTGGTTTGGTCAATTTGGTTGTGTGATGGGTGATGAAGCTCATACCTTTCAAGCAAAGTCTTTAACAACCATTATGCATAAACTCGAAGATTGCGAATTCCGACATGGATTTACTGGTACTCTAAAGTCTGCTGAAAGCAAGACACATAGATTAGTACTCGAAGGTTGTTTTGGAGAAGTAAAAAGAATCGTATCTACAAAGAAATTAATGGACGAAGGTACGGTTGCAGATTTTGAAGTTAAAGCGATTGTATTGAATCATAGTAATGAAGCGAAGGCTGCGTTTAAAAAGGCAATGGGACAAGTGAAAGAAGCAGTTCGTAAATGGCCTGCTGAAAGAGAATTCATTGTTAATCATGTAGGAAGAAACAATTTTATAAAGAATTTGGTTTGGTCTCTGAAAGATCAGAATAACTTGATTCTATTTGACTTGGTAGAAAAGCATGGTAAGGTACTTGCCCCTCTGTTAGAAAAAGAAGGACGTGAGCTACATTTTATATACGGTAATACAAAAGGAGAAGAACGTGAACGAATTCGACATTTGGTTGAGAACGACCCGCTTAAGCAACATAACATCCTTGCATCCTATGGAGTTTTTAGTACTGGTGTTAACATTAAAAGACTTGATAACGTAATCTTTGCTTCTTCATCTAAATCTGAGATTAAAGTATTACAATCAATTGGTAGAAGTTTACGTAAAGCTGAGGACTCGCAGAAAGCGGTCCTCTATGATATCGCTGATGATTTGTCGGTAGGTAGTTACGAAAACTATACATTAAAACATTTTAAGTCGAGAATCGAAATCTACTCTTCAGAGGAGTTTGCATTTAAGATCTTTACAATTGATATCTAATCGTACTATATACCTTAAAGGCGATAACCTTATTATACAAGGACTTTCATCTAATGTCAATAGTTTTTTTCATATTTGTGAAAATAAATTTAAACCATTGACATATAAGAGTAAATAGATTATAATAACTACAATATTTAAACAAAGGAGTTTGTATTTGAAATGGCTAAGAAAAAGAACTACGTAAATAATAAAGATCTCCTTGCCGCATTAATCGAATATAAGAGTAAGTGCGTTGAGGCAGAAGAATGTGGAGATAAGAATCCACAAGTACCCGACTACATTGGCAAGTGCATTATGTTAATTGCACAACGATTAGCAACACGACCAAATTTCAGTGGATACATGTATAAGGAGGAAATGGTCTCAGACGGAATCGAGAACTGTCTACAATATATACATAACTTTAATCCAGAGAAATCGCAAAATCCGTTTGCTTACTTCACTCAAATCATTTGGTATGCATTCCTCCGTAGAATCTCGAAAGAGAAGAAGCAGATGTATATTAAATTCAAAGCATCACAAAGACAAATGTATGACAACGAAGTATTTGATTCTACTGGTGATGCTGTGACCGCTAATATATTACCTGATTACATTAATGAATTCATTGATGATTTTGAAGGCAAGCTTAAAAAGGCAAAAGAAAAGAACGCTGCTGAGGCAGAAGAAAAGAAGAATAACGCAGCAGAGTAAAAGTTATGTTTGATTATGATAAGGCTTTTGACTATAAGAAGCCCTCAATTCAGATTATAGGTAAATGGCAACCCTGGCACCAAGGTCATACAAATTTATTCAAAAAGGCCTTGACATTCACAGGACAAGTTGTTATAATAGTTAAAGATGTATACAAATCGGAAGGAGAAGACTCTCCATTCGGTGAGATTGATGTTATTAACCAAATAACAATATCATTAGAAAAAGAAGGCTACTATGATGGACAGCAATATATTATTGTATGTACTCCAAATATAGTAGGGTCTCTCAGCGGACCTGGTAATGGAATATCTAACTATGATATGAAATCGTCAGGTCTAGATTATATTATGTCAAGTGAAATTAGAGAACAATTGAGAAAAGAAGGTAAATTATGAAACTAGTATCTAACAAAGATCCAATTCTATTAAAGGTATTGGAAGATATCAATATTGAGAATCCTCAGATTGATTTAAAGCAAACCAAAGACGAAATGATAGAGCTGATGGTATCTAAAAGAGGTCTAGGGTTGTCTGCTTGTCAAGTCGGTATAGATTATAAATTGTTTATTATCGGTGAAGATAAAGACACTACAATGATGTTTGTTAATCCTCAGGTTATATCTGTATCTGAAGAAACAGAACTTGACTTTGAAGGTTGTCTTAGTTACCCTGATGTATTTCTCAAAATGCATCGACCAACATCTGTTGAAGCTTCATGGTATGACGAAGACGGTAACGCACAAACCGGAAACTTTGAAGGTTATACTGCAAGATGCTTCCTACACGAATTTGACCACCTATATGGAGTTGTATTTTCAGATAAAGTATCTCGACTCAAATGGGAAAGGGCGTTAAAGAAGAAGCAAAAAATTACAAAGCAAAGAAACCAATTAACGGCTTATATGCAAAATGCTCAAATAGCAATAGACAACGCAAAAGATGCTGGTGCTAATGCTCAAATAGCAATAGACAACGCAAAAGCCACCCAGGAGTAATATGAAAATCGCGATCGTTACCGATATTCACATCGGTTGTCGAGGAGATAGTAAAGTATTTCACGAAGTACAAAGAAAGTTTTTTGAAGAAGTATTCTTTCCGTATATTGACGAACATGATATTAAGGTTGTATTTGACCTTGGTGATACATTTGACCGTCGTAAATATATTAACTATGTATCTCTTTCGGCTGGTAAATCATTCCTCTTTGATAATTTAGTAAAACGTAATATAGATTTCCATGCACTGATTGGAAACCATGATACTTATTACGCAAGTACTAATGAAATCAATAGTATGAATCTATTAACACAAGAGTATCCTCAGTTTACTTTATACCAAGATAAAGGCGTAGAATTGGAAATTGGTTCAACTAAATTCCTTATGCTACCATGGCTCAATAAAGAAAACGGTGAAGAGAATTTAGAAATTGTAAAGAACTCTAATGCTAATATATTAATGGGACATCTTGAAGTAAAAGGTTTCGAGATGATGAAAGGTGCGCTGTGTACTCACGGTGTTGATATGAACGTGTTTAAGAATTTTGAATCTGCGTTCTCTGGTCATTTCCACCATCCTTCAAGATATGGCAACGTAGAATACCTTGGATCTCCGTATGAAATGACATGGTCTGATTATAAAGGTAGTCGAGGTTTCCATGTATTCGATACTGAAACTCGAGAGATGATTAAGATCGAGAATCCTAATCGTGTATTTTATAAAGTATTCTACGACGATGAAAACTGGACAGTTGATGATGTTGCTAATTATGACGTAGATCAATATCGAGACAAGTTCGTTAAAGTAATTGTACAGAATAGAACTAATGCATATCTTTACGATATGTTTATGGGTCGTATGTCTGAATGTGGTGCGGTTGATGTTAGAGCTGTTGATGACCATTTAAATTTAGACGCAGAAGGTGTCGATGAGATACTTGATGAAACAAAAGATACGACAGAAATATTATCACAATACATTGATGGTCTTGAGACTACAATTGATAAGGTTAAAGTAAAAACTGTATTGGATGATTTATATCATGAGGCACTTAGTTTATGAGAATTAACTTTGAGAAGGTTAAATATAAAAACATACTATCGACAGGAAACGTATTTACAACCGTAGAACTAAATAACGTTCCTAGTACATTAATCGCAGGATCAAACGGTTCAGGTAAAAGTACATTGCTTGATGCAATTGTATTTGGTCTATACGGCCGACCTTTTCGTAATATCAATAAAGCGCAGTTAGTTAACTCGATTAATAATAAAGAACTGATCGTAGAATTGTATTTCTCTGCGGGTGGTGATAAGTACAAAATCCTTCGTGGTATCAAACCTAATCTTTTTGAGATCTGGAAGAATGGTGCAATGATTAATAAAGATGCATCTATTCGAGATTATCAAGGATTCCTCGAAGACGATATTCTAGGTATTAACTTTAAGGCATTCAATCAAATCGTAGTACTTGGTTCTGCTACTTATATTCCTTTTATGGAATTAAGAGCATATCAACGTCGAGAGATTATTGAAGACTTGTTAGACATCCAGGTATTCAGTGTTATGGGTACATTGGCAAAAGAACGTATGTCAGGTATTAAGACTGATATCAACGAAAACAAATACGATATAGAAATGGTTGAGAGTAAAATTGTATCACAAGAAGATAGTGATGCAGCAATACGAAATCTTAAATCTATTGAAGTTGATAAGATCAAAGATAAGATGACTGGTCATATCGACGAAATCGAAACAAAGAACACAACGATTGATTCTCAAGATGAAGCAATCAAAGTTCTATATGATGATATAGCTGATAAACCTGAAGAAAAGAAAAAGTTTCAAGAAGCAACCGAGAATCGCGCTGAGCTTGAAAGAAATCGTGTTGCGTTTGAAAAAGAACTATCGTTCTACGAACACAATGATGATTGCCCAACGTGTAAACAGGGTATTGCCCACGACTTCAAACAAGAACAAATTATAGATAAGAATCAACAGAAGGCTAAGATTGAGAAAGGTCTTGTTGATATAGCAGACGTACTTACAACTCACCAAACACGTTTAGGTTCTATTTCAAAAATTGAAGAACAGATTCAATCGGTTAACTTCAAGATCTCAGAGATCCGAGCTGAAATCAAAATGTCCAAGAATGCTCTAATGAGTTATAAGAAGGAACTTGATAATGCTCAAAAGGAAGTTGCTGAAATTGATACTTCTAAACTTGAGAATCTGCAAAACAGAATAGATACTCTAACTACGACTCGTACTGAACTTCTTGATGAACACGAAGTACTCAATATTGTTCAATTGATATTGAGAGACGGTGGTATTAAGGCAAAGATTATTTCTCAGTACATTCCAGTAATTAATAAACTTATCAACAAGTATCTTGCTGCGTTTGATCTGTTCGTTGACTTTCAACTTGATGAAGAGTTCAATGAAGTAATACGTTCAAGGTTCAGAGACAAGTTCACCTATGCTAGTTTTTCTGAAGGAGAGAAGCTACGTATCACATTATCAATTATGTTGGCTTGGAGATCGGTTGCTAAACTAAGATCCTCTGTTTCAACGAATCTATTGATACTTGACGAAACACTCGACGGCGCCTTGGATGGAGTTGGTATTGAGAGTTTGATTGAAACACTGCATGGTTTGAACAACGATGATAATATCTTTGTCATATCACATCGTGGTGATCAGTTCGCTGAAAAGTTTGAGAACAACCTCAAGTTTGAGAAAATCAAGAACTTCTCGGAGTTAGTACAATAACCATTGACATTTCACCTGAACTATGGTATAATGGTTGTTCAAATATAAAAAGGCGTTATGGCATTGACTAAATTCTATACATCCGTTGAAAGATACGGAAATAATATTCTACATCGAGGTTACGAAAACGGTAAACGATTCTCGTATAAGGTACCTTTTCAGCCTACACTATTTGTCCATACACCAAAGTCAGGAGCAGAAGGTTATCATTCACTAGAAGGTAACTTACCTGTATCTCCACATAAGTTTGGTGATATGCGGGAAGCAAAGAACTTCATCGAAGAATACAAAGGTGTTCACGGTATGAAGACGTTTGGTTCTACAAATTACGTTACACAATTCATTCAAGAAGAATACCCAGGTAAGATTACATACGACGTATCCAAGGTTAATATCGTATCGTTTGATATTGAGGTTGACATCAGTGACGGTTATCCGAATATGGATACTGCTGATAAACCAATTACATCTATTGCCTATCACAGTTCTCGAGATAATGTATATTATGTTTTAGGACGCAAAGATTACGACAAGACCAAAACAGTTACTGATATTCCTCAGGACAAGATTCAGTTCGTATTGTTTGATGGTATTGATGGTGAACGTGCTTTACTTCAATACTTTATGAAATTATGGACAACTGATTATCCTGATGTTGTAACTGGTTGGAACGTTGAATACTTTGATATTCAATACATCGTAACTCGTATCATCGCGTTACTTGGTGAAGAAACCGCAAAGCGTTTATCTCCGCACAAATCAATTAAACAATCCTCTCGAGAGATCTTTGGTAAGGTTGCATCAACCTATCGTATTATGGGTGTTGCTGTTATTGATTACATGGACTGTTTCAAGAAGTTTGGTTATAAGTACGGTCCTCAAGAATCATACAAGTTAGATCATATTGCTTATGCAGTACTTGGTGAAAAGAAAATTGATTACTCTGAATATGGTTCGCTGACTGGATTATGGGAAGAGAATCCTCAATTGTATCTTGACTATAATTTAAAAGATACTCAACTGATTGCTCGTCTTGAAGAAGAAACAGGATTGCTTGCGCTAGTTATGACAGTTGCATATGATGGTGGTGTTAACTACTGCGATGCGTTTGGTACAGTTGGTATATGGGAAGCAACCATATATCGTAAACTGATGAAAGATAAAATTGTTCCTCCACTTAAAGGTGGACCAGGAATGATTGCTGGTGATCTTGTTGGTGGTTATGTTAAAGATCCTAAAGTTGGAATGCATCCTTGGGTTGTATCTTTTGACCTTAACTCTCTATACCCTCACTTGATGTTACAATATAACATGTCACCAGAAACATATATGCCTAATGATCGTGAATACGTGACTCAAGACATGGTACTGAATCGTGAATACAAGAATGATCGTCCTAATGTATCAGTGGCTGCTAACGGTGTTTGTTTTTCAAATAAGAAGCAAGGAATCATTCCTGAAATTATTGATGAATACTATAATAACCGTGCTGTCATTAAGAAGCAGATGATCCTTGCCGAGCAACAAGAACA